TACATTGTTATTGTAATGTCTTGCCATTCACCTTTACCTTGTAGTTTTCTATAAGTGTTAATATGGTCTAATTTTATAGGTTCGAAGTTAATTGACGGTCTATTTGCGGTCTTTATAAGGTATGATTCAATTCCATCAATCTCCATTATATACCTGTTCTTCATCTTCGGTTCGAAGTTGGTGAACATCATTTGGTTAAATTCTAATACTTCTGCCATTTTTTTATTCCTTTTTTATACTAATAAATAGTAGTTATTTATTTTTTTATATTATGCCGAGAAAGATGCTCCAGTTGGTAAGATATTGAAATCAATTACTATGAATTCAGCTGTCTTAGCCGGTTGTAAGAATATTTGTCCAGCAAGTATGTTTCTATCAACTACCTCAGGTCCATTGTTAGATTCATCCATAACTACTTTAAATGCGTACAATCCTTGTCTTTGTTGTATTCCTTCTAAATAAGGTTGTACAGTGTTTATAAATCTACCTCTTGTCTGAGCCGTATTTTGTTCAAATACTAAGAATCGAGATGTAGATGCTACAAACTTCTTAACGTTGATTAACAATCGTCTAACATTGATTCTATCAAGTGCTGATGCTTTATCTTGCAACGTTTTTTGTCCAAATGCTACAATACCTTGTCCAGGGAAAGAAGCGATTGGGTTTACTTTGTTTTCATATAAAGTATCTCTTTCAGAGTGTGTTAATCTATTCAATACACTAACTGCTCCTATAATACCTCCTCTATTCAAACCAGCAGGTGCGAACCATTCAGCTGCAATAGCGTCATTTGCTGCATATACTGCGGGTAGTAATACTGAAGGTGGAACTGAGATTAGTTTATTTGTATTCGAATCTACTGTCTTAACCCAAGGGTAATAAGAACCTATATAGTTTGAATCAATTGCGTTAGCCTGAGTAGTTACTTGTGATATTGTATCACTTACTCCAGTTAAATCAGCGATATAAAATGCATCTTGTCTAGCTTCTACCATATCCAATACATCAGTTACAACTGCTGGGTGTAATCTTCTTACAATACCCGGTGTTACTACCATATTAATATCATATTCATCAGCGTTTGATACAGCGTTTACAGCTTTAGCGTATGCTTTAGAACCAAACTTAGTTGAATCAGTTAAATCAAATCCTTGCGAATTTCCTGCAGATATTTGAGCTCCCAATGCGATTTCTCTATTTGGACTCATTCCATCAAACCCACCTTGGAATCCTAAAGTGAATTGTCTCTTAATCATATCAACGGTTGCAGAACCAGTCATTTCTAATGTTAAACCAATTCCACTTACATTTCCATCAAATCCAAACACTACGTTAGAACCAACTCCTACACTTTCAGGTAGAGGATTCAAATAAATAGCGTTATCATCTTTTATAGTAATTGATTCTAAATCAATACCAGCATAGAATTGTGGGTTACCAGTTGTGTTAGCAATTGAACCTGTTTGGAATATAGCTTCAGGAACGATAGTTTCAACAGTTGCTTTAATAGGATTAGAATAAGCTCCATGTCCGAATGGTGCAGCTGATACAGGGTAAGAACCTTGTGCTCCAACTTCTACTCTAATATAATTAGAGTTGTTTATCCAATCTCCATTTTCAGTAATTTTACCATTTGAATCAATAGTACTATATCTATCACCAATTACTCTTGCAATATAATTTGCTGAGCCTGGATCTAAGTTTACATTATTGAATGATTCTATTACTACTTTTCTTTTATCAGTATCATCATATGAACGAATCGTTATACTAAATACTGAGTAATCAGTTCCTCCATCTTCACCTGCTGCTTTTACACCAGATATAGAAACTTTAAATCTTTTATTTTCACCATTACCATGTCCTAATGTATGGAAACGGAATAAATCATATCTTTCACCGGAGATTAATTGTGATTTTACATATGGTGTTACTGCCGTACTAGCATCGTAAGTAAAGTTTTGAGTTGGTAATACAACTGCTTCAACAAATGGGTTGGTTACCAATCCACTCATTGCATTCTTAAAATAAGAATAAGTATATGCATCTTTTGGTCCTCTTGGATTAGAACCAAATACATCAGTTACATCATTGTTATCAGTTGATTTTAACGAAGAATTTACTATTCCAATTCCACTACCACTAACTGCAAACGAACCAGATGTTGCTCCTTCTGTAACAGTGAACCCAGTAAATCCAACTTCTTCATCACCACCATGTGTTGAGTGAAGTGTTGCAATTAATTTAAGTCCAGCTGAACCAGATGTTGCGATACCAATTGGTGCTACTTGACTATAACCATCTACACCTGCTACTCTAACAATAGTTGCACTTCCTGCTTCCCTTAAATAGTTCTGCACTGCATACTCTGTATAGTAAGTACCATCCGGTGTACCAAATTTATCTTCGAACTCCGATTGTGTTCGAACTACTGTGGGAACAAACGCTGGTCCTTTCTTAAAAGGTCCAATGAATGCTGCTCCTATTTCTCCAACCCCTTGCGATAAGAACGAAAGGTCATTTTCTCTCGTAAATACTCCGGGTGATACAATTCTTTCTGCCATATTTTCTCCGTTTATTGAATAAACAATTTAGTTATTACTATTAATAAATATAACTAATATATTGAAACCATTAATTAATCAGGTGTTGGTGTTACCGAACCTGTTGACCATGGAAGATTTTCATCTCCTATCTCTTCTGATGCATCATCTATTTCATCAATACCTTTTTGTATTTGCTCTGAAATATGGTCCCAGTATCCATTTGGACCTGTTACAGATGCTGATACCCATCCACAAACCAACTCTTCAGTTAGTTCTCCGAAAGCTACAAATTCATCAACTGAACCTGAATTGAAATCTATTGGAGTTGCTCCAATGAATCTACCTTGCGTACCAGTAGAATCCTCAGTTCCTATGAGTTCCCATCTAGAATGTAATATTACATTTTCAACTTCACCTATTGTTTTTTTAGTCATTTGGGTTATTCCCCAAGAATAAGTTACTGCCATTTTGTTTCTTTTTATATATATAAGTATATAGGTTGCTCTCCAAACGGAAAACTAACACCTATAAATATAACCTAATTTAGTTAAACACAAATATTACTATACGATATTCCCATCAGTTGATATGAAGCTACCTGATACATTTTCCCATACACTTTGAATAAATACTGATTCACTTGCATATAGGTCTGCTTCATTTATAAAATCATAATGAGTATGTGTATGATTTCTACTGAGTTCTTCACCATTTTCCATAAATGATATTCTGTTTACAACCTCAATACTTGGACCTTGAACATTAACATCTAATTTGTTTAAAACTATTTCTTTTACTATTGCCATTTTACTTTTTGTTTAATAATTGTTTTATCATTTCTTTCATTTCAGAAAGTTCTGATTTTAAATATTCGATTTCTTCTTTTTGAGAATCAACTATTGCCTTTTGTTCATTTATTGCGTTTACAATAAGTGGTACAACTTTATCATATTGGATTGTCATATAATCATAACCCAATTGTTCAGCAAGAGGAGCAGGAAATACGATTTCGGGAAGAATTGATTTAACATCCTGTGCGGATAAACCTACTTGTAGTTTTTTTCCTTCATATCCAAGTAAATTAGCTTCTTTATTATTTCTATAATAGAAACCATTTAATTTACCTATTTTATCAAGAGCGTTTTCAATATCACCTTCCTTATCCTTCAATCTCATATCAGAATAGTAAGCGATTACGTTTCCACTTGCACGCATATCACCAGTTACACCCCAACCATAAGATTCTGCCCAACCTTTTCTACTACCATTATAGTATATACCATACCAAGAGTTTAGATACCCTAAAGTCAACCACTCATTATTCACATCGTTGTAAATACCATTAGTAGTACCCATGTTATGCATAAACACAACTCTACCACCGATAGACCATCCTTCGTATCCACCTACATCTGAACCATAAGTTGCAACAGTACCATACTGTCCACCTTCATCTCTTACCGCACGGAGACCACAACCTCTATCTTGGAAGTATAAACCAGTAGAACTTTGTGCTCTAAACCAATTGTTTACATATATACTACTCATTTGAGATGTAGATGCGGGGTCTACATAATAACCAGTAGAATTTGAATCATAGTATCTACCAGCGTACATTGAACCACCATTACCATTATTCTCATCAAGAATAGGAATAGTTCTCCAAGCTCTCCAACCACTCCAAGTACTTCTGAATCTCAAGTTGGTAATTGGTCCACCAACCATTTGCCATCCATAACCAGATGTATTAGAGTTTTTGTAATGGTATGATTGTACTCCTACCCAGTGAGATGTACCTGATGGTTGGTTACCTGGATTACTCCAAGAATCAATAAAACCAGAACCCCAAGTTGAAACAACGTTCATATCTTGTCTACCCCATCCCATTGCACCAGTCCAATAGTTAGTATCACCAGTTTGACGAGGTCTACTTCTATAATATTCACCAGAGTTTCTTGTATGACCTGGTTTATTAATATAGGCCATTGTTCTATTACTTACACCTTCGAATCTCGTAGAGTGTGCAGATGCACCATTGAAATAATAACCAGTATTATTCGAATCATAAATGATTGGTGCTCTTAATGAAGAACCAGCTTGTAAGTTATAATTTACATATACGTTATTTCCTCCAAGTGGGTCTGAACCATTGTTAACAGACATTACTTGAGTTGCCATATTGTAATCATTGTAGAAACGCATCCCTTGATAAGATGAATTTGCTCCAAATTTAATACCAGTATG